CTTAAATAGTAAGTCGTCCCTGCGGTTACGCCAGACGGCATAGAAGTTGTTGCGTTAAATTTAACAGCCGTGTTTTCTGACAGAATCGTCTCGTCAAACGTCACGGTTGTCGGCGATGTTGCTGTAAAGGTGCATGTTCCACCTAGCGAACTAAGCGCTACGCCCCTGGTATTCACGCCATCATTGGCGCTCCAGTAGTAAAGTGGCCCACCTCTGTACGCAAACACCAAATCCTGGCCCCAGTTTTGCGTAACCCAAAGCCTTAAGGTTTCTGTGCCTGTTACGCCAACACCCCATCCGCCTTGGCCCCATCCACCAGCGCCCCACCCAACCACAGCACCTTGAATAGCCGGACCAACAGGTATTTCATATTTTGCTGTCACTGTCCCGCCGCCAGTGGCAGTGCTTGAAGCTTGCGCCGATGCTGTAATCGTATACGTATTGGTGCCGGTCACCGTGATTTGGTAATTGCCATTTAGCGTTAGCCCACCCACGGCAGAAGCGCCGCTAAACGTCACGAAATCGCCCGTGGAAGAACCATGCGTGTTATCCGTAACCAAAACGGTTGTTTGATTGATGGTTGTTGTAAATGGATTCGTTAGTGTCGCAGTCTCACGGATTGGCGTTATGTCGTAATAGTTCCCGCCTCGCTCAATGTAAAACTTTAGGTTTGTACCTACAGCCAGTAGATTGTCAAACCCTAGCGTCACCCAATTCCATAATGATCTGCAAATACCTAAGAATGTATTACCTGATATCTGCTGCCACCCACCTATTTTTTCTGGCGTACCTTGGCGAAAACGCACCTTCTCACTGATATACCATCCGTTCTCATTGGTATACCGAGTGTTTTCTTTGTTTACACCTGGCTTAAACAGTATCTTTTTAAGTGGCACGGATCACCTCATCAATGCAGCTTCAGCCGCACGTCGGCGTGTAAGACCGGGGAGAACTCGACCGGCAGCTTTGACTTTCATAATAATCCTGATATAATTCAAGTTATGAAATCCAAAGAAATTGTACGTCAGTGTCTTCATTGTGGTAAAGACTTCAAAGCCAAAACGTCGCCAAGCCGCTCTGGCCGGGGGATCTTTTGCAGTCGGGTTTGCTTAGGGAAAGTGAAGTCAACAAAACATGGGCATACAACAAAAAATTCTGTTTCCCCAACATACAACTCTTGGGTAAATATGGTTTCACGATGCCATAAACCTTATTCTGCAAAATATCCAAACTATGGAGCAAAAGGTATTTTTGTGTGTGACGCTTGGAGAAATTCATTTGCGGATTTCTTAAAGGATATGGGGGAGCGGCCACCGAATACGACGATTGATCGTATTGACGGAACAAAAGGCTATGACAAAGAAAACTGTAGATGGGCATCTATAAAAGACCAGCAAAGAAATACAAAAGCTAACCGTATTATTGAGTTTGAAGGACAATCAGGTTGCGTATCTTGGTGGGTTGAAAAACTATCTACAACGTACGGAAAATTAACGTATCGGATTAAAAAACACGGCGTTGAAAAAGCAATCATTTCATTAAGAGAGCTTCAGCCTCCCTCCTCCTCTTCAAACCAAGAAGGACTCGACCATTAGCCTTTGTCCATTTGAGGCACTCATTTGCTGCACCATCCCAGTCCCCCGCATCAATACGTTTTTTAAACGTAGAAACCCGATAGTTCCCTAAGCCGCAATTGTAAGCCCAGCTTGTCACGGCGGCAATGCGTCTTGGTAAGGCAGTCTGAAGTTTGGGAGACATCTTAAAAAGCCCCCTGAGAAAGAATTCAACGTGATGGTCTAGCGCATCCTCGCACTGCTCAATCGTCCAAATCGTACCGGGATTAATATCGGGGCCGGTTGCACCCCAGCCAATCGTCCAAGGATGTCCACGGGTTCCGGGGTCGGGATAAGCTGTTACACGTCCATCAGGCAAACGCTTTGCCAGCCCTTCAAAGGGCTTGATCAGTACATCCTTGCAAAGCTTCTTTGCTTCATTCATGCGTCAACTCTGTTGCGCTTTGAGCAGTTTACTGACGCAGGTATTACTTGCAGATTGTTTGGCACATGAAGACCAGACACCGTCTTACCCTTAAGCGGAATGATATGGTCAACATGCCATACAAACCCAAACAGTTTGGTTCTGAGTTTGGCTAGTTCATAAGCCTCTTCAATCATCCAATGGTCATCTTCAGATAGCCAAGCCGGTGTCGCGTTCAGCTTTTGTGCGTGGCGCTTCATACAATTAGCGTTTACCTTAGCGGAGTTTTCTTTCTTATATTCAGCTATGCGCTGCTTTACCGAATCTTTATTCTTTTGGTAATTCGCAGCCATGTTTGCACTATGTCGCTCTTTGTTTGCCAAATAATAAGCGCGTTTTTTCTCTAGTTTTATGCGTCTTTGCTCTGCCCTTCGTTGCTCAATAACCTCCGGCGACTCTTGCGGTTTGCGTCGTCCTTCGTTTACACATGCCTGACACCACCCTTGGTAGCCGTCTTTATTGGCACGGCAAAAGGAAAAACTTTCAAAGGCTTTCGTTATTTTGCAACGGCTACAGGTTTTCATTGCTTGTGGTATTTCTCTACGCTTCTACCAACAAAATAAAATGACAGCACCATAGACAGCATCCCAAAATCATCTTCATCCCACGTTTTAATAAGCACCTCGGCCCAATTCGCATTGGTTTGAAACGCAATAAACAAAGCCGCTGCCTTAACACCTGCGTACATAAAGAACAGAAACCACGTTACGCCAGGACGCACTGAAGCTGAAATAAACGACATAAACCAACCCGCTGCCTTAGCCGTTTCAGCCTGTTCCTTAAATGCCTCCTTGATCGTATCCATTTGCTGTATCGAGTAGTCAACATACTTCTCCTCCATCTTGAACTCGCCCCTCATTTTTTCGAGGTCGGTCTGGAGTTGGAACATGCTCAACTCATGTTGGCGTTCGTTCTTCTTGTCAAGGAATTTAAGGACTTCAGGAGCAAGCCTGAACAAGCCTCCGAATATTGAACCAAGAAGACCGCCACTAAGTAGCTCAAACATAATTACCCCTTAGCCGTCACGATGTCGGCACCCTTCTTGACCGTTACTTTGCTGCCCTCAACATCAACTTGCATGGGTGGCTCGGCTCGGTCTAGTTTGTCCAACCGAGTGATGAGATCCTTGATGACTTCAAACTCAGGCTTTTCCTGCTTTGGCGCAGTTCCGGCAATCCCATTTAGCATTTGAATAAGTGCAGTAAGTGAAGCACCAAGCAGCCCCATAACAGCAGCAATTTTTTCGCCTTCTAGGAATAGGGACGCGCCAACGCCCACAAGCACAATCAAAAAGATGTACAGCAGTCCATCTTCGCCAATCGCTTTACCAGCAACTTCTTTGGCAGAGTCTTGGGCCTTTAGCTCTTCAAGCCGAATTTTGGCTTGTGCCTTCAGGACTGCTAGCTCGTGAGTTTTATCGTCCATTATTTTACTCCACCAGTAAATACACAATAACCGGTATGACTGCTTTTAAAACGTCTGACCAATTCATTGCGTAGCCCCTGCCTATAGGAGATCAAATATCTGTTACCGAAGATGTTAGGGTAGTTACACTGTCGGTCAAGCTCGATGGATTAATAGATCGTGTTGCCGTGTTTGAGGTATAACTGGTAAACCCAGTGGTGCGGGACGTTGATGAGGTAAACGTGGTTGCTGCGTAAGTATAATTAAATCCGCCGACCGAATATGTCCCGGTTGCGGAGCCATCGCTGGGTAATTTAGCAAGAATGAACCCGCTTATCCCGCTTCTTTCCGTCCACCCACATATACAAACCCTATCATCGGCATCTATTGCCACGGACCAAGCAAGACTATCCTCCGTACCACTAAGACGTCGCTGCCACTGAATTGTCCCGCTTGAATTGTACTTAACAATTTGTATAGTCCGAATCCCGCTGCTATTGGTAGAATAGCCGCAAAAATAAGGATCACCACTTGAGTCTAAAGCGACGCTTAATCCGCCTATAGAATCTTGACTACCAAGGTTTCGTTGCCATTGAAGCGTCCCACTTGTATCGTATTTAGCAAATATCATAGTTTTGTCGGTATTAGTGCTGTAATATCCTGTTACGTAAACATTACCACTTGAGTCAACAGCTATTCCATAACCCCTAGTAATGGTGGAATTGGCGCCATACAGACGTCGCTGCCACTGAATTGTCCCGCTTGAATTGTACTTAGTAGTTATAAAAGTATCTAAGCTGTATGGATTATCTGTTCTTGCCCCGACTACATAAACATTGCCACTTGAATCAACATCAACACCATACGTGTAGTTGCTTATAGCGTTAGCTGCAACGGAATCACCGTATCTTCGCTGCCATATAACTGTTCCGTTACCATCATACTTGTGCGTTATCGCGTGTAGATACCCACCTGTGTTATACCCTGTTGAATGCCCGGTTACATAAATATTCCCGCTTGAGTCGAGGGTAATATCAGTAACAGGATTAGGTGTCGCACCACTAGAACCAAAACTTATTTGTTTTTGCCAAGCAAGTATGCCGTATGTGTCATATTTAGCCAGCACCCAATAATCAACACTACTAATAACATAAGTTGCAGCCGCATAAACATTTCCACTTGAGTCAACGGCGACACCTCCGCTGCCAGTAGCCCTTCCGGATGATAAACTTCGTTGCCATTCAATTTCTCCAAGCGAATTGTATTTGGCAAGCTGTAACGATCCTGATGAATTAGCCACATAATTAGTAATACCCATTACATAAACATTGTTGCCTGGATCAACAGCAACGCCCAAACCAAAGTTTTCTGTAGCGTCAGTAAGGGTAGCAATCCAATAACCCAAA